AAATACTGTTCCAGGTGGTGCTGTATCAAGTGAAAATTTTGTAAATTTAAGCTTGAATGGACTTAGGTCAGGTACAGGTGGAAACTTGCTTAAAACAAAGACTGATAGTACTGCAAACCTTGCAGAAGGTGTTAATAATAGCGAAACAGCAATAGATGTAACCGATGGAAGTCAATTTACTGCAGCACAATATATACAAGTTAATAATGAAATTATGAAAGTAATAAGTGTAAGTACTAACACTTTAAATGTAGCAAGAGAAGAAAGTAGTTTAGATAATTTAGCAACAGATGGTAGTCAAAATGTTGGTGATTCACATACTAATGGTACAGATGTATATCATGCAAATCCATTTGTTCCCTATGCTTTTCCTGATGACTTGACTTTTGGTAGTGGTCCTACTCTAGTAGTAGGATATTTAACATCTTGGCTTGATGGAGTAGATGGTGGTGGTGGATATGGTGGTAATACTACCAACATAGGAATGAAGTTAACATTCTACACAAATGCAGGTACAGGTAGGGCAGCAGATGTAGATGGATATATAGGAAGATAATATGATTTATAGAGATAAAATACTTGACATAAAGACTAATAATTTATTATTTTCTTATGGTGAGGTACATACAAATCATATTTGTAATGTTTTTACTTACAATAAAAGGAGAACCAATGAGCGTAGATAGTACTCAAATTAAAAATCTTATTAAAGATGTATGCGTTCAGTTAGGAGAAAAGTATGCGAAAGCTGAGGCTTTGGATATTGTCTATGCAACTGGACTTGTGGAAAGCAAGTACGAATACATTGAACAGATTGGAGCTGGTCCTGCTAGAAGTTTCTGGCAAGTGGAACCTGAAACGGCTGTCGACAATTGCAAGAACTTTATATCAGCTAGGCCTGAACTTATGCAAAGGGCTGCAGATATTCTTGGAATTGACCCTTATCACTTTATTGACCCTCAGCCTGATAATTGGGATTGGATTCTTCGTACTAATATTGCTGCTGGTGTTTTGCACTGTAGGATTAAGTACTGGCGTGTACCAGAAGCTATCGAGCCTGGTCCCGAAGGATTAGCAAAGTATTGGAAACAACACTACAACACTGTTGAGGGTGCTGGTAGTGTAGAACATTTTTTATTATTAACAAAAGGAAAGATATAATGGCAACATTGTCGCAAATATTAGCTGGATTAAGAGCAGACCAACAGCTAGGTCAAAAAGAAACATTAGGAATGTTAGGTGAATCTATTTTTGAATCAGAGCAATCTATAAAAGAAGGAACTAGAGCATATCAAGAAGCAGCAGATAAAGCAGGGTTAGACATTCAGAAATACGGAGAGAAAGGAGCAAAGATTGATACTGTTCAAAGAGCTTTGAGTCTTATTCCCGGAGCACAAATTCCTGCTGCTATTTTAGGATTTGGACTTAAAAGAGCTAGAAAAAAACCGAAATTTACTTTTGATGTAAATAAGGCAGCACCAGGATTTGAAGGTAGACTGTTTGCAGACCAAGCAGGAAAAGACTTACTTTCATCTGTACAAGGGACTAGAGATATTGTATCGCAAGCATTAAAAGGTTCTTTCTTTAATGATTTAGTTTCAACAGCTACTAGTTTATATGGTTCATATCAAGCAGCAGAACTAATGGGAACTGTTTCTGAAGGAACTACATTTATGGATTTTTTAAAAAAAGCTGGCGATACTACTCCAGCCGCTCCAGATGTTTCTGATACATTTTTACCTAACCCACAAGACCTTGTTGATAAATATGGAGGTGGATAATGGCTATAGAATATAAAACATTGGAACAATTGTTAGAAGAAAGAGGTCTATCTATGGATGCTCTTAAAGACCCCGGTCAAAGATTTGGCTATGGTTCTGGTGGAGAGTATGGACAATTCTTTTCTCCTTTTGATATAGAAGGGTATCAAGAAGGTATACAATCTTTAAAAGGATTAGAGTCTTCTTTGATGGGAGGAATTGAACAACAGTTTGGATTCCAAGCAGGAAAGCAAAGAACTGGATTACAGTCTCAGCTTCAGAAAATACAACAAGCTGGAAAACCTAGCGGTCTTACTGGTGGAGCTCAAGATAGATTGATGAGCATGGCAAGACAAGCTGGAAGTGAATCATATGGAGACCTAGCAAGACAAACTTCTCAAAGAAGAACTGCTACTCAAGAACAACTAGGTAGTCAATATGGTGCATTGCAAGGTATGTTTACATCTTTCTTAGGAGATTCAACAACAAGAGCATTACAAATCACTCAAGCAGACCCAACGGGTGGAAATCAAGGAAGGCTTGTTACTGCACAAGACATAGAATCTTTTAATTCTAGATTAGGAATGGGAGATAGAATGAGTTTTAATGCTGCTGCCCAAGGTTTAATAGGGCAAGACTATCAACAATTAATTGACTTATATGGAGATTACGGACAAAATGGCTAGAAGAGTTATAAACCCAACATTATCAAAATCTTTAGGACAAACAGCTTTTGAAAAAGCTATGGATACTTTAAAAGATATTACTACAGAAAACGCAAAAAATAAAAGACAAAGTGAGTTGATTGCATATAATAAAGATAAAGATGCTAAAGACCTTCTTTTAAAACAACAAGACAATAGTATTAAAATGGAATCAAGTTTTAACAAAGATTACTTTGTAGATGTAAGAACTGAAATAGAAAAAGGAACCATGCAAGGTTATAATAATGCAGAAGCACTTCTTGGAATAAGAGATGATGGTTCTTCTATATATGACATAAGACGAGATAGAATGGTGGGAGAAGCCAATAAAGATTTATATAAAGACTCTAAGGGTTGGATGGATGTTATAAATAAAGGTAGAGGTGCATTGAAAGAAATATCTTCTGACCTTGCTATTACATCAGATATATCACAACCTATATCAGAGCATGAAAATGCGAGGGCTAGAACAATTAAGAGAGTAAAAGATGGATTACAGCCTTATTCAGATTTAGAAAAAATGATGACTATGCATAAAAAGATTGGCTTATCTGATGAATTAGGATATGATGATAAAGAAATAGGAGGATTAACTGCATCTACAATTAATTCTGGTATGAAATCTCTTTACAAAGTTATGGGAGATTATGAGAGAGTTAACGCTCCTACTGAAGATAACTTAGAAGCATTTATAAACTTACAACCAGCAGGTTCATACGGTTATGATATAACTAGATATGAGAAAGCGTCTGTAGACTTTAGAAAAATTTCTACTGAAAATGCAAAAGAAGCATTAAGACAGATAAAATCTACTATACTACTTAGAGAACCAGGAGAGCAAACATTCTTTCAACAAGTTGGTCCTTATAGAAAACAAGAACTTGTTAATACTATTGGGGGCTTAATTATTGAATCAAACCCCGAGTTAGCTAAGCTATCGAGAGAAAAATTAGCCGAAGCCTTAAATAAGGATAAAAATATAAAATATATGTCAGAACAATTTTTAGAATACATTGGTCCTGAATATGTAGACTTTTTAGAAAAAGCTAATTATAATTTACTAGGCATATAATATGCCAGAACAAGACAAAAAACCAGATTTTTCAGCTGGATTAAGACTTCCTGAAAAACAGGAAGTAACCATACCTGATACTTTATCACTTAACTTTTCAGCTGGAGTTTCCCCGACTCCTACGGAAGTAGATACATATAAATCTATAGATGATTTAACCCCTAGAGACCTTGCTTCAAAATCTAAAGATGCACGCATAGGAGAGTTTTGGGATAAGTACTTACCTGACGTTTTAAAAGAAGGATATAACAACAGCATAGATGGTATTGCTCAAGAAATACTAACAGGTAACAAAAGATTTGGAGTTCCAAATAGAGATGTTGTTGATAGAGGTATTATGTATGATGTAGGCGTAGCGGCAGCGTCTTTTCTTTTACCTACCCCTTCAAATGTTGCAACATTAGGATTGGGTGCTGGTACTGGTAAAGTAGCACAAATTGCGGGTGGAAGAAAAGCAACTGAATTTATAGCAAATACAATGATAAAAAAAGGGTTTATGTCAAAGGGTTCTAAAAAAGAATTCGTAGACAATGTTTCTAGAATAGCTTTTACAGAAGCAGGTGCATTTGGAGCACAGGAAGGATTTTATACAGGAGCAGCTGAAATGAGAGATGCTGTAATAAATTCTGAATTTGATATATCTAAGTATCAAAAGATTAAAGATAAAAATAAAAGATATTTAGCAATAATGTCTGACATTGGAAAACAGTCCGACCCACTAGATTACTTGAGAGGTTATGGAGTTGGTGTTGTAGGAGCAGCTGGTTTTGGTGCTGCTAAATACGCTGGCACGGCTAATAAAGGAATTCTACTAAGCGGTAGAGCTAAAGGAAAATCTAGAGGAATTGAATCTGGAATTGCTGGAGAGGTTGGAGCAATAATGGCTTCATCTGGACTTATATATGAAAGAGATTTTGATGCAGAACAAAATAGTCCTTTTATGCAAAATTTTGTTCTAGCAGCAGGTATTGCATCTGCAGCTGGATTACCTAGAAGTACATTTAACTCTTTAAGAGCTTCTTATAAAAAAGGTAAAAGTATACCTTTAACAGAGGTTGATGGAAAAATACTAAGAGGTTTAAATTGGGATGAAATATCAGAAATTATACCCGAATCTGTTGAGCTCCAAAGATATTTAAGACAAGGTTCAGATGTGTTCAAAAAAGTATCAGAGCCTTTAATTAGGTTGACAGGAAGAAAAGGAGACCCTAAAATAACAGAACAGGTTTCTTTATCGATAAAAGATTTAAATAAAAAAAGATTACCTGCTGGTATGGCAAGTGGACCTTATGCTAACGTAGAAATAGTTGGCTCACCTGTAAAAACAGGAGGAAAGAAAGGTAAGATAACTGTAGAAACTAGAGCACCGGAACCTATTCCTACAAGCCTTGATGCAAAGATAGATAGAAAGAGCCTGGAAGTTACAGAAACTGGAGCTAAGTTTAATGTAAAGATTGGAAGAAATACATACGCTTTAGATGAAGTAAACTCAGAATTGTTTTTAAAGAATTATACCTCACAACCTACATTAGCTAAAAATTTAAAAGATAAAAACAGAGGTTATTTTGCTTTAACATTAGAAAGAAGAAGAGCTTTAAGACAACTTAGAGCTGATTCTAATGCCGGTAAAAATGGATTACAAGAAGGAGATTATATAAGAGCTATAGAAAATACAGCTAATGAATATAATATTGAAAAATGGAGCAACTTAAAAGAACCTCCTAAGATAAAAGATATGACTGACGTTGAACTCAGATTAGTAACAGAGCAGTTTGGAGACATACAGTTTATTAAGAATCATGAAAACTTTATAAGAGATGAATTTGGTTCTGTACTAGATGATATAACTGGAGTAGAAGGGGAATCTGTAATTGTAAATTTTGGAAAAACATTAGTTGGTAGCTTAGGAAGTGATTTAAAAAGTCCTGCAGCTAGGACAGCTGTTAGACTTCTTTCTAAATTAGATAGAAATATTGTTACTGCTGCTACTACAAGAATAACAGATTTACAAAAAGCTATTGGTATGGATACCTCTGTACTTAGTATGAGAAAAGCTCTTCCTAGATTCATGACAGGATATAATCCATTTAGAAACCAAAATATGGAAAATTGGATTGTTGGAAATAAAGTAGAGCTTAGTAATGGAAAAACAATACCTTCCGGTTTTGATGAATATAGATTGTTAGATGCAAATCCTAAGCACCTAATTACAATGAAATCTAATGCTACTAAAATGATTAAAAAAGGAAATCTAACAGATAAAGAAGTTTCTTTCTTACAAAGAAGAATAAAAACAGTAGAGCAGATAAAAACCATAATGGATGAGACTTACGACGATGCTATAAAAGCAAAGATAAAGGTTGCTGGAAGAAAAGAATGGTACATGCCTTTTGTTATAAGTAAACCTATAAGAGATACTATTTATACTGAAACACTTTCCTTGAATGAAAAAATATCAAAACTTACTAGAGGAGACTTATCCCTAGACCCCGAAGTTGCTCTTAGGAATGCAGACGAAGCAACAAAAGCAAAAATAAAGAAAAGTGTAGAAGATTTTGTTACTAAATTAGTCAAGTCTAATGACCCTAATAAACAATCTGTTGGAGAAATTTTTACTGAAACAAGAAGGATTTTAGATAGAAAAGGTTCTGTTTTATCAGACGTACCTGAGTATGATGTTTGGGCTGCTGTAAATGCTAATATATATACAGATGGATTTAAAGTATACGCTCCTCTTGAAAAATCTAGAAAAGTAGTTGGTTCTGCTGGAACTATAGATATTGTAGCTGGACTTGTTGAGTCTAAGTCTAAGATGTTAGACAAAAACTTATTAACTCTTTTTACAGACTATATAAATGGTTCTACAAAACGTATTGAACTATCAAAAACATTTATGCCAGACGGAGCATTTTTAGATAAATTAATTTCTAGAATACCGGAAGGAGCAGAGATGTCAGGAATTGGTGCTGCCATAGGAAGAAGAGTAGGAAAAAATTCTTTAAACAAAGTAACAGGAAGTGCTGATGTACCCGAGTTTGTAATTAAAGAAAGAGATGCTATTAGGCTGGTAAAAGAATCTATAACCGGTGAAGATGCTCTTACTAGACAAGGATTATTCTCAAGAGGACTTTATAATGTTTCGGAGCTTGAAATGTTAAGTAAAATATCTTTAGGTACAGCAACCATACCAAACATGACTCAGGCTTTTATCTCTACAATACCTCAGTTGGGAGTGGGTTCTGTTGTAAGAGGATTAAGTAATTACGTATTTAACCCTCAAGTTAGAGATATGGTAAAACAATCCGGAGTTACAGCTCTTTCTTTGTTTGATGAAATTTTAGGAGGTAGTAGAGCTTTACAGATTGGTCAAGCTAGGTTGATAAAATTTTCAGACCCTACTCAAGCTTTTATAAAAACTTTTAAAGGTGAAATGGGATTAAAAGATTGGTTTACAATGGGAAAAGATGTTGCAGCAAAACCATTTATGGCAATTAATTTATTTAATAAAATGCAAGCTGGAGCTGCTGCTGAAGATTATATTAGAAAGCTAGTGATGATGTATGATGGAAAGATGGGGCTGGCTCAAAATTTAGAAGTTACTGCTACAATGCCTTTAATAAATAGAAAAGCTTATGCTAAGAATAAATTAAAAAACACATTTGGAATAGATGCAGATGAAGCTTTGAAATATAAGAAATCTATTATAGATAGAACTTATAATCCCGCAAATGCTGGAGAAGCTCAAATGAAAAAAAAGATTTTAAGAGGTATGGAATCATATGCCAGTGACTCTCAACAAGGAAGAAACTTTGATAAAGATGCATTAGCTTTAAATGATTCTTATTTTAAACCTTTTACGCTGTTTAAAAGATTCCCTATAAGACAATCTAAATATGCTCTCAAAATAGTTCAAGATGAAATGGCTAATGGTAATATATTGGCTCCTCTTTATTTAGCAGCTAGTGGTGCTTTCGGTGGTTCTTTAGCTTTAAAAGCTAGAGCAGATGTATTAAAATATGTGTCAGGAGACTTGAGATTTAATAGTGAGGAAGAAAGAACTAAATATGTTCAATTGGGAACAGGAAAAGAAATTTCTTCTGCAATGGCTGCCGGAGGAGTTTTAGGTGCTTATGCAGATATAATGGACAACAACGAACCTTTCAATGCTATATCTTTTCTAGTTAAGCCTGTAATTATTGATGATATTGAAAGAATAGGAAGTGTAGCACTAATGGCTAGATTGAATTTTTTTAGCAATGAATATGATTTGAATATACAGACTAGGAAAGCTATGATAAAAGCAGGTCCTACTTTTGGAAGTCTGACAAATGCATCATTATCTTGGCGTGCATATAAAGGAGACCTTCCTGAGTTTTTAGGAGGACCAGAAGGAAAAGAAGGTACGCCGCCACCTAAACTATATAGAGACAATGCGGAAACCAGAAGAAGTTATGTATTCCAAGAGATACAAAGAGTAATTCTTCTTGGCACTGGCCCAGGAGGTGTTCCTACAGCTAAGTATGAAGACAATGCAGACGAAGCTTATAAGTTAGCTGCAGACTGGAATAAGTCTCAATACGTAAAAGATATCCCAGCTCTCGCAATTAATCCGTATGAAAAGTCATTAAGGAATCCTTTTAATGAAAAATCTTTACATAAAAAATTTGTAAAAGAAGTGAATAAAAACAGAGAATATTACGAAGATAAAGACTTCGACACAACACAATACTTAGAGGACTAAGACTATGAAAAGTGAAGACATGAACAATAAAACATTAATGGACTATTTCGGAGAAAAGAGTGCAGAATTTGATTCTTCTGGAAGAGTATCTCCAGAGGAAATGGAACAACTAGAACAAATACTTATGGGTTTAGTAGACCCAGGAAAGAAGCTTAAGCTTGCTGGAACTGCAGCAAAAAGAAGTGGTAAGACCCTTATGAGAATCTTTGACGAATTGATGGGTAGAGGAGCTAAGCAAGCTGACGACTTAGTCGCTAGAAAACCTATTGATACATCTTATATAACAGGAAAGAATCCGAACGCAGTAACCATGCAGGACGTTTTAAAAGGTAATAAAAAAGCCTTGGATATTCCCGCTTTTGAAAGACAGCAATTAGGATTAGTCAAAAGAACCGCCGTTCCAGCTTCAAGAAAAAAGAACGTATTAAGTCAAGACGATTTGTTTGATGCTAATCTTAAAAAGAATCAGTCTGCAATAGCTAAATTACTATTAAATCGAGACACTAAAACTATAGGAGAGATATTCGACGTTTCTAAAAGAGGAACTGAATATTTTCCATCTGTTATAAGACAGCAAGGTAAAGCTGGTCCCGGTATTCCTAGTGATAGAGCTGCAAGCGACATAATGAAAGTGTTAGAATCTATTGCAGAAAGTTTTAAGTAGGTTACGTTGACTAACAAAGAAAATATAGAAACAAAAAATAAACAAAAAACATTGTCAGACATTTTAAAAGGTACTGATAATTTTTTATTTAAGACTGGACCTGAAGCTTTAATAGGTGGAATATCAAAAGGATTAGGTTTAGGGGTTGATATGTTGTCAGACTATATTAAAAATCCTGCTGAAAATATTGCTTTCGATGCAGCTACTTTAGGTCTTGGAAAAGGTATAAAATTTGCTGGTTTAGCTGGAGGTCTTTTAAACCCCAAAATTAAAAAAGGCTCAGTCTCTCTTTTTAGGGGCGATGAAAATATTCTACCTACAACTACTGCTATGCAAAAATTAGTTGAAAAAGGTAAACGTGTTGGTGGAAATAAAAAAATATTTAATAAAGATAGAGATAATTATCCTAAAGTTCTTTATTCTACTTTATTTCCTAATTATGCAGACAGGTATGCTTCTGGATATTCTCTTTCAGGAAGCAAAGAATTACCTGGAACTGTATCTCAATTTCAAGTTCCTTATGAATATATAATGAAAAAAAATAAACTTGCTAGTGCACGACTTGTTAAGGCTTTCGAAAAGGTACAGAATAAAATGGCAGATTCTCCATTTGAATATAATCATAATATGGCTGACTATGATTTAAAACGAGGTGAAACTAAGATTATGAGAGATGTTGGACAAGTTATAAAGGGTGCTATTGGTGAAAATAAATTTCCATCTCTATTCGAACTTGAGGAACTTGCTGAAATGGCTGCAAAAAATCCAGAAGAAATTACAACTAAAGGTATATACAGATTTAGAGAAGGAATTCCTATAAAATTTTTAGAAAACTTAGAGTTTGTTCCTGGAAAAAATACATCATACAAACAAAAGGAATTTTTAAACGACCCAAATAGGATAAAAGAATTAATATCCTATTTAAAAGAATTGCGTTAAAATGGAACGTCGGGCATTTGTGCTGCGACACTAGCTTCCGCTTCTTCTATAGTATCGTATAAGGTACAAGTATCTGGTGAGAATCCTACAGTAGCCTTCCCAGTAGAGCCATATCTGTTTTTAGCTACAACAATGTCTAGTCCAAACTTTCCGTGCTTTGCATTTTCAAAATTAACTGTCCAAGGGTAATGTGTAAAAGCTACAATCTCTGCATCTTGTTCTAGATTACCAGACTCTGCAAGGTCACTAAGCTTAGGAATACGTTCTGTTCTATATTCTATGTTACGATTAAGTTGAGAAACTAATATTACAGACATTTCCTCTGACTTACATAACCACTTATACTTTCTTGAAGTGTCGCCGATTTTTAATCTTAAATCCCTCATATCATTAGTAGGGTATTCTATAAGTCCTATATGGTCATCAATAACCACATCTGGCTTTATACGTCGTATCTCTCTAAAAGTTCCTTCTAAATTACTAATATTGTCAAACATAAATAATTTGTCGGTATATCTTTCTTTAATAACACTTAAGCTTTTCTCAATCTCTGATTTACTAGTGACTGCATTATGTCTTAACATGTGATAAGTTATTCCTTCTGATTCCATAGCAATAAACTTCTTCATCATTTCGGTGTTAGGCATCTCTCTATTAAACATAACTACTTTCTTTCCAGCTAAGACTAAATTCCTAGCAATGTTAGCAACGGTAGTAGTCTTGGCATTACCAGGTCTACCTGCAAATATAGTTATTTCTCCCTTTGTCATGCCTGATATAATATTATCAATAGGCTCAAATCCTGTGGTGGTCAAACTTCTCTTGCTGAACAAAGAATCCTTAGTCATAGACAACAAAGTGTCCAAGTCAAATTTTTGTCCTGGTTCTAGATTAAGTAAGGAGCTTGCCGTGTCATGCACGTTAACTAAAAGACTACTTATGTCGTTTGTGTCGTCAGATGCTTTATTAGCAATCTCTTGAGACTGTCTTATAAGTTTTCTTCTTAACCAATCTGAATGTAGTTGTTTTGCATACGACTCTACATTTGCCGTAGAAGGCACAGACTCTACTAGTCCAGTAATATAATAAGTAATACCTTTTACCTTACTAGATATGTTAACCATGTCTATAGGTATGTTTTCAGATTTTAAATCTATTATAGCATTCCATATCGTTTGATGTTTTTCTATATAAAAAGCGTCTTTATCTATTATATAGTCTTTTACTACATCTAAACATTTTTCATCTTTTAATATTGAGCCTAGTACAGCTCTCTCTGATTCTTCGTTGAATATTCCTAGTCCTTGCATTTATGGCACTCTCCTTTCACCATAGGTATTGTCTTGTATACAGACTGGTCTAAATATCCTGGCTCAAATTTATTACTGTCTTGCATTTCTATTGCCCAAGCTTTTTGACATATTGGACATCTAGTAGGAACTCTGACCATAGATACATTCTCACTACTAGGCTTAGCTCTCTGTGCAAAAAAATAAGGATTTTTCTTTCCCATTATATATAGGTCTACTATATCTTTATCAAACCAATCCTCATACCCCTCCGGGTCTACTTGTTTTAAATATAGATAGTAAGACATAAACTCACTTTTTTCGTGTTGCCACTCTTCTTGTGACTTATAAGTAAAGACACTTCTCATTTTATTCTCCCTGTATTTTTATTTAACTTAACTGAAAAGTAAGCTGAATTAATTCTAACAAATCTTTGTATCGAATAGTTGCATATATTTCCCCTCTATCTTGTTTAATAAGGGTAATATCGCAATCGTCTGGTGGTAAAAGGTAACTGGCTATAGATTTTCTTACTTTACATTGAACCTTCATTTTTCTTGAGGTTTCTTCATCTAGTAAGTAGTCTACAATTAAATCGACTTCTGGAGATTCGCCTAAACTTCTTCCGTCACTACCCCAAGCTCTCTTTGCATTGAAGCCATGGGATTGTGCGATGTCTACGCACTCCTTCTCGAATCGATTACCTTTTGCTTTTGATTTACATGCCATATTATAATTTACAAATTTGTTATTATTTCAGTCAACTTATTTCAAATGCTTTAATTTTTCTATATCAAATCTTTCTGCAGTCCTTTTAACGAATTCGTCAAAAACCATAAATGTCTCTTTCCACTCTCCGTTGTAATACACTTTAGTAACTACAGTATTAGCCAACATTATAGATTGCTCTGTACTTGTGCTGTGAGTAGCTATAACCCCTAGAGATACTTTCTTTGTAGCTCTCCAGTTATCGACAATCCTTTCTATAACTAGTCTTTGCCCAGTAGGAAATGGTGCGTCATCTTTTTTACAGTCTCCTATTAATAAGAATTTATTACCTACTTCAAAGCAAAAGTCAATATCTGTAGGAGAAACAAGCCCATCTTGTAATCCGTCAAATATTATTGATTGTTTGAATCTTTTTTCGTATAAAATTGGTCTTTTCATTTTTTTTCCTTACGAGAATGCCCCTCTAATCGATTATAATTACATTTGCGACATAAGTGTCGTCTAACCTGCCAAATGTCCATAGAGGGGTAACCTCATTTGTTATTTTAGTTTAATGCTCTTTTTTGAGAAAAAATCATATTTTTATTGCAATCTAACCAAAAAAAGGACAAATCTATATGGTCATCTACAATACTTATATTGTATCCTTCTTTAATCATTTGGCTAACTACTTTTTTTGTAACTGAAGGGAATGCTCTATATCTAACAAAGCATTCATTGGTTGACGTTACTCCCGTCTTCTGTATTTTTTCTCTTATCATCACTTCTTTTTTTGTCATTTAATATCTCCCTATATCTTTTACGTAGTATGTGGACGAGATATTTTTCCTCTCGCCCACTTATATCTACTATTGACTTACGTCCTAGCTTACTAAGACGTTTAGTGACAAGGACCTCTGTTATTCCCTTGTCATATCCCAAGAGTTCTTGGAACGAATTCATAATGCTATTCCAGTTAGAAATATCCATTAATCACAATTGTCACAAAATCCAGGACCAAGAGTTTTCTTAGCAGAGTCTATTATATCATCTGCTGCTAAAATTACCTCTTCTTCATGTTTGATAAACTGAGACTGGAATTGAGCTTTTATAGAAGTTCGAACACTGGAAAAGCATTCTTCTTCTCCTTCGCATCTATGCTGCTCAATCATCTCAATCAGTGACATTAATTGCTTTTCGTCTAATGTTATAGTATAGTCCATTAGAATGGCAATTCGTCTTCCGTCAATGGCTTCTCAACTACCCTGTTTGATTTGAATACGTTGATAGCAATTGGTGTTACTCTTGTCTCTCCAGATTGGTCAGTCCATTTATCATGAACAACCTTGATAGTAACTGCGTTACCTGAGATATCAGATTCCATTACCATAGGAAGAAGGTATCTTCCCTGGTCGTCCTTTTTCATCTCGAATCCACAAGCCTCGGAGAAAATCATGTAACCTTTATTGTTACCTTGATTATCCTCTAGCTTAGGATGTTTGTCTTTATCCGGAGTTTTAAACCTAAAGTATCCTTTAGACTTAATTTCCCTACCCTTTAAATCTGGGTATCTTTTGTCGTCAAGCTTATAACTAGCTTCAAAGATATCGCTGATATATTGGTTCTTTACAATAATATCTTTTTTGATAGTTAGTTTACTGACAGTAGCTTCATATGTTCCTTCTTCTATAGTAGCATATTTCTTGCCACTAGTATCGTCAGAAGGATTATAATAAGCTACATTGTTATCTATGTCATTTAAGACATCTGATACATTACTCATCTTTAGACTCCTCTATTTTGAGTTTAGACATTACTTTGTCGTAATTGTCTGTGTTTATTTTACCAGATGATAAAGCAATCTCGACTTTTTCTGCTTCCTGTACATCTAGCTGTGACATGACTAGTAGCAATGCGTCATACTGATTTTGACTAAGAGTCTTATCAACGTATTGTTTCCTGTACACGTCATCTGCAACATTACATAGTCTGTTAACTGCAACTTTAAATGCATCTGAATTTGCGGCTTTTAGGTCATTACCTAAGTCCACGTATCCAGCTCCACTTCTAGCTTGTGCTATTCTATGTGCTGCTACTGAGTCAAAACTACGTGGTATACCTTCGTCCATAATCTTTAGACGTCCATGTACTACTATAGCCTTGTCTCCAAGTGTCTCGTACTTTATTACTTCCCAAGACCAGACAGGATAATGTTGGTTTAATCTCCAACGCATATATCCTTCGTCTACGTAATCAAAACCATTTCTACTTTTAACTACATCTTGAGGAGTAGGTGCTTCTGAGACATTTTGGTGTTTTGAAATCAAAGAACTTTCTTCATAGATTTCTGGTCTACTAGACTCTATGTCGTCAGATATTTGTTGAATATCTTGTTTCACTAAGTCTAACTCACTCATTTTACCCATTTACACTCCCATTATTATATGGACATAGATTTCTTACGTCACAATAAGATTGACATTTTCTTCCATTCCATGTTTGTTCACTACTACATTTCTGAGGCAAGTTTCCAGTCTCTAGAGCTTTAGTTAATTCATCTCTAGCTGTTAAAAACCTATTTTCTAATACCTCATCGTCATATTTTGGTACTTCGATTAAATAAATATGCTTATCTAATCCTCTATCTCTAGACACTGCTAGACCTCCGTCTCTAAGTGTAACTTGTATGTACATGTTATCGACTTCGTATCCTGATTTTGTCAAGAGATATCTATACCAGTTTAATTGCCAACCCCAGTCTCCGTATTCTGCTAAACCTTCGTCGCGGTACCATTGTTTAACCATTTTAGGAGAACCTTTTCTTCCCCATTTACCACTCGATTTGTATTTAGCTCCAGACGGGTCTGGTGTTAGATTGTATGTCATCCCTAATAATTGAGCACATTTATAAGAACCGGTATTTTTATAGTCTAATAACATCTTAGTTTTCTTGTCATACAAGTCTGCTATTCCAGTTATATTAAACTCTTCTAATTTCTGTTCTAGTAGATGTCTATCGTCTTCGTGTTTTTCTAGTCTAGAATGGTGCATAGTTCCTGCTAAGGAGAATGCTCTATCTTGTGGGTCTACAAAGTAGTCCTTAGTCCTTTTTAAATAGGATTCACAAGTTCCAGTTAGAAGCTCAGTAGTTGATGGCTTTCTATTAGGGTCTCTTTCTTTCGACATTTCAATTAAAGTCGGTAACGACATTCCCATTTCTAGGATATCTACATTACCTTCTCTTACATCGTCAAAAGAGACTGTGTTACCATTTGGGTATTTGAAACCAACGGCGGGCACTTTTTGTCTCCTTGGAATTGACGTAGTCTAGCATTAGACTATGTAATTTATCTTTAATTGATACACCTTCTTTTAGGGTTCTAGATTTGAACTTTATCCAAAGTTTTTTATCTACAACAAAAGAAGTTTGATATCTATTTTTCATAAAGCAATATACATATTAAATTTTATTTCAGTCAACATAAACTTTATAACTTTATAAATTAAGTTCCATTAGTTTACTATCAACATCTTGCTTTTCATCGTCGGGTATAGAATCAAAATATTCCGACAAAACACTATAACCCTCTTTATATCTATCTAAGTCATAAGCTAGTTTTTTGACTAGTTCTTCTGTTTGAGCTATATATAAAGTTAATTGATTTTGACTAAAACCTATCACTTCAGTTTCTACTTTTAGACTATCTAACAACTTATTGCCAGTAGTCCTATTATCTACTTTACTCATTTACTTTCCTTGTTATTAATTAACTCTACAAGTTTCTTATCAAACTCTTTTAAAGTCAATTCTCTGTTTAATTTTACCGACCCATTTGGGTGGCATGTAAAAAATATTTCTTGCGTCAATCTAGGTATAGTTCCTTTATTCAGTTTTGTCATTCTTCCAGTCCTCCCATTGTCCCCACAATAAATAGTTATTTATTAGTGGTTTTATATTTTCTTTTCGATATTCTTCATCTTCACAAGCGTCTAAAAACCCTTCTTCCCAACCATAAGGAAATTTGGTTTTGTCTACCCACTCTTTTACTATTTTAGTTATTTCTTTGTCAGTCATTCTTCCTCCAATTCAAAGTCTGCCCAGTCACGACAATCGCTACATATAGCTACACCTATGTCTCCGTCTTCTACTAACTCTGTCATAGCACTACCACCACAACAACTGGACATCCAGACACAATCGTCTCTATCTTTAATTTCTATGTTACCTTCTTCATGCTCTATCATCTACGACTCTATTTCAGAGTTATCAAATTTGTCTAACTCTTCCCAAGTTTCTGCACTATCATAGTCGTCGCTAGTCATATTATCTAGAGCATAGTCATTATTCTTCTCTTGCTCTGCGTCTAGCTTAGCTTGGTAGTCGTCCTGAAATTTAGGTTTACTATGTTCGTCTAGTTCATAGTTTTCTCCAGTGTTATTATTAACTAGTTCACTAGCCCAACCTGCCCCTGGTATGTATGTGCATTTTATTCTAAATCCTAGACTATGTAGTTTTGATGTCGCATTTATTATTTGTGTCTGTAATCTAATTGCTTCTTTACTCATTATTACCTCCATCTATTCCCTTGCCTTCCATTCCTGGAAAAGGTCTAGGTTTTTGTTCTTCTGCAAAGTAGTAGTCATTGTCATAAGTGTCGCAGTTATAATCTCCGTCTAGCCACACTAATAAGTTACTTTTTACTTCGTCGTATATTTCGTCATAGATAGAATCTAAATCGTAATTTTCATTAAATTCTCTTATTGCGTAATTTACTGCGTCTTCATTATTCTCTGCTTCTACATCTACAGTAGTCTCAAAACTAGTCATTAAGTCTGAAATGTCATATTCTACTGGAATGCTTACTCTTACTTTATATTTCTTATTCATTATTTTCTCCGGTTAAAGTGGTGGATAGGTTTGCCAACCAATTATACTCGCAATTAAATATCAGGGAAAGGCGGGGTTTAATACCCGCAACTATCCTTATAATAGTTTTTAATTGTTTATATTTATCCACCACAAGTTTCATATTCTTAACATAATACATATTATATATGTAAAATCCAAGCTTTTTATTGTCATCTGTCAATTATTTTGTCCTTTCTAGTCGAGCTGTCATCGAGCTATCATACTAATATTATAAAAATAAATCCAAAAAATAGCAGACAAAACCGATAAAAACGTCGATTCTGTCCACTATTCTCTTTATATGCTACAAGGTATATTGAAGTAATTCCTCGTTTCTACTATTAACGTCAAATATATTTCCAAGTTCACTTGCATAATATGTTTGTCGTATTCCTGGATAGTCAATTAAAGGAAACTGACTACCTAAGCTATCTACGTATTTGAATGACATTGTCTTTTTGTCAAACTCTACTATACTTGTTCTATTGTCAAAACACTGGTCTATATGTTCTTTATCTGCGTTTATCTCAACCATTCGAGACTGCATAAATTTTGCAGTTTCGTCAGATATGTTGAAAGTGTCAAATATATTACTTATAGACATTACTGCTTGTTGTGGTCTCGTTCTCACGTGATTCAACATAGGTTGTAATAGATAAGGTTTATCTCTTTTAGGTAATCTAAGATAACGTCTCATTTTCTCACTATCTTTCATATAACCCTCAATCGACACAGAATCTTTACCATAAGTATTATTAGCTTCCATATTTCTTATCTTGTTGTCAATCGCTCTATTATACAACGATTTAAACATTCTAGACTGATTAAGGTTTGGGTCGTATGCAAACTCGTCACGCATACTCTGCCCTATTTCATAAGCAGTGTCTACGACATTAGACCAGAATATAGACCAGTGTCGCATTTTGTCGGGATTCAATGTTCCTGCGTGGTATCTTATCTCTATACCTTGATTGGCTTGAAAGTGACAATGTAGATTAAATCCATGATAACGCTTATCGTTATATTTGTCGTTTGTAAAAGAACCATTGTCATACCAAAAATCGACGAATGCGTCTCTACTTGTAATATAAGAAAAGTCGTTAAACGACTGACTGACAGGCTTACACCACCTACCATTTAATCTAGACGGAGGAACCCACGTATAGACGTGAGGCTCTATCAACTTAACTAGTAAAGTTAAGACAGAAAAATGATACCAGTCATAATCTCTGCAGTCTATATGTAAATGCATACCACAATGTCTACTTACGTAGGCACCATTCGCATGCTTCAATACATTACATATCGTCTGAACGTCCTTATGGAGGATATCGCCTCGTCTAGGTTGCATAACTACTTCTGTCCCATGCTCGTGTTCTCCTCTTCTTACGGAACCGTCTCCAGGAATATGTAGTCTACCTAAATGCCTATTGTCTTCAGGGTCGTTACTTCTTAACAAAGTATCGGGTTCCCATTCGTTTGATTGGTCATAACCCATTCCTTCTAATCTACTTTGTGCTATAGACATATCTAGTTCAAATCTCAAATTACCTTCATCTACATAGTTATGGAAATTAGTCTCTATCTCAATTCCCATATATCTTTTAGAAGGTATTAATTTGAAAGTGTCTCTAGAATAGCAGTCTTTGTAAGGACTAGTAAAAGACTCTGCAGTTTTAACGTATTCGTTAGAATATACGTCCCATGAAGGATAATCGTCAGATGGTTGATAACAATCGTCGCAATAATATTCTCCTTCATTTTCGTCGTAGACAAAATTGTCATGAGAGTCTTCATGTCCACATTCATAACAACTAGATATGTTCTCACTATAACAATCGTCGCACCAAGGGTCTGAATTAACCCAATAGATATTGTCTACATGGGTTGTTTCGTCGCATTCTCTACACGTCGTGTAGTCCTCGTCGCAACTCTCACATATTTCGTCGTTATCGGCATTATAAACCGGTTCGTCTGTAGTTATGTCTGTGCTACAATCTGCACAACACGCAATTTCAGACTCTATCGCTTCGTTAATAGCTCTATCTGTCTGTGGCATTAGCTTCCTCTTCCCACTTTAAGCTGTCGTAGTATTGTTCTTCAGATATCTGTTCTTCAGACTTTATTTCGCCTGAGACATTATCTAGAAAATACCACTTCTGCTGTGTTTCGTCCCAAAACCACTCCTCCGGTCTACCTCCATAGACTTGTGATAGATGTAATGTCTCGTTATCTATCATAGACTGAGGAACTATAGGTTCCCATTCGTCGTCTGTAAGACTCCAGGCATTCGTCTGAACTTGTGTTGGGTATTTGTTAATCTGATATTGATATACTCTAGAATCGTATTTAAATGATTCTTTGACTACATTCATTTTCTCGTCAGTAAACTTACTAACGTCAAACGTGTAAAGTGTATTTTTATTTAAACTAAATACGTCTGCTTCAATGTTATTCGCTATCAATGCGTCTTCAATAAATTCCGATTCACTAGCATAAAATAACGTCTTCATTGACGGAATGTATGCTACGTGTAAAGGTCTATTACTTTCTCTGCATAGATATAATACCATTGGATTTGCTTTGACAAAAGACAACGCAAAGTCTGAGTCAAAATCTTTGACTGCTTCTTGTATGTTGTCGTTGTCGTTAATTGCTTTAAATATCAATTGAGAGTCTACCGGACATTGTTTGTCTAATTGAGTCTCCATTTCTTTGACATTGTAAACACAGCCATTATGAGTACCGACGACGTCGCCTACTCTGAAAGGGTGTGCATTTGATTTGACTATTGCTCCTTGTGTAGCAAAACGAGTATGTCCTAGCAATATAAATGAATCGTCTTTTAATGACTTAACAGACTCGTTATATTCCAAAGTGTCTACAAATTTACTAGACGGCAATAGTGACTTGTGAATCCTAGTCGAACTACCGACTCTTGCAATTCCTGACGATTGACTACCTCTAGTCTCGCTATCTATTGCAATTTCCCTCAATACCTTTTTGACAATATTTAATTGCTTCGTAGTATAAGGTGTCGGTGATTTCGCTATTCCATATATTCCACACATAGTCTAATCTCCTATTTTGGTTATCGTTACATTAATTGTCTTTCGACAAGTCTTCGTGACAAGGTCATAATCGACGGGAAAGGATTCCGTCTCTATGCTCTCGACAAAGCCTAGATAATAATTATGCCTTGTCACTATTAATTTGTCCCTATAAGGGCATAAGAGTTTTTTACTAGTCTAGCTAGTCTTATTGTCCTAGCAGACTGATTAGCTAAACTTCTCTTATTATGTTGCCATACATAAAATAAATCTTTTGTCAAGTTCTTATACTTGCGTCTTAAAAACCAAGCACGTCTGTTATAATCTAACTTTCTTTGCTCAGAAAGGGACAACGTAATTTGTCGTCCCTTATTATCTTTCTTCATTACTATCATTTTATAGTCTATCTCTCGTTATAATGTGTAAGCATTCTAACCCGTCGTTTACTGATTCATATCCGTTTGTCATTAGGTTAGCCATCTCTACGCATTCCGTCTTATTAATCTCTAAATCGGCGACTAATATATTTGCGTCTACTCTTACATTTAATATCGCTTTTTTAATACGTTCTAATTCATTGACTATACGTCTACGTTCTTTTATCTGTTCATCTATCATTTTACGTCCTCTCTCTTTCCTAGACATCATAGAGTCTAGCTTATTGTTTATATACAAAGTCTTAATCAAATCTTTTGTCTGTTTTGTGGGGTTAGACATTACCCGTCAATCTGTCTGTTACGTCTTGATTGTCTCTTTGCCTTGCGTAGACTTCTAAGTCCTTTTTCTACGTTTGACGTTTCTAGAACGTGTCTTCGGCTGTGTGTCTCATATTTGTCCATATAATTGCTATCGACTCTTAATATTGTATTGTCCTTTAAATACTTGTTAGCGTAAAGGGCAATGACTACGTCTGACTCTGCTTTAGACAAGCTCTCGAATACGTCTACGTCTCCTGCTTTGTCCTGATATCTAGGACGGACAAGCTCTATTGTAACGTCTACCCTTCCTTTATTGTCTTCTATTGCATAAACCTCAATTCCTACCTTTGGCTTCGGGACGTCGATTTCTCGTGTCCATAACTGACTGCAACAAGGACATTTATCAGTAATCGTCTTTTTCATTGTTTCCGACATATTATTTCCTTTCGTCGTTTTTGAAATGCGTTGTAGATGTAATTATTTGCATAGCAAAATATACAACTTTTTGACGACAATAACAAGCGACGTTCGGGTTTATTATGTCCAGCCTCAACTATTTTGTCGGGGTGGATTGAAAGCTAGGCGAAAGTCTAGCTTTCAGCTATAGTCCAGCTTACAGGTGGATTCTCACAGGATATAAAAAGAAAAAAAGATTATAAAAGACAATATAATCCTTGTGCCTTAACTTAGGAATGACTATTTTATAGGTATGAGTAACAAAATAACGCAGGGATTAGCAGAACTACTAAAAGCCAAAGGTATATCTGTTAAAGAAATGGAAGCACACAATGTTTCTGTTTCTGTTCCGGCGACAAATGAAGGACGCGTTGTTGCTAACGCGTCGAAGTTGGCACAAAGCAACGATAAATCCGTCTCAAAAGACGGAAACAGAATCTTGGAATTAGTTCAGGATTCATCAAGAGAGAAAGAGTTAAATTCTCTAATACGTAAACACGAGGGTGTAATGACTTATACAAAGCCCCTTAAAAATGCCGAAACCGGCGAAACAGAACAGACTGAAACGTTGCCCCAATTAAAGGACAATTTTGAGTCTAGGAAGGTATAATATAACCAAAGCCCCGATTTCTTAGGATGTTATCGGGGTTCCCCTATACCGGCTATAATTTAGCCGGTATAATGGGTATCGTCGGGGGTTAGAGCTAGACTGAGTGAGCGATAGTCTAGCTCTAAAGGCAGTCACTATTTATCTAGCGATACAGCTCATTGCTTTTTTTATTATTATATACAAAAAAATACCCCAGGATTTTACACCCAGGGTATCTTCGGTTACTATTTACAACACTGACCATGTCCGCAATGCTCGTCTTCTTCGTAGGTTGTACGTTCAAGTGCTTCAATCCTAACATCCCAGTCCTTAGCATACTTCATACCTAGGTTGTAACCCTTGCTAAACTCTGTGCTCAATGCCTGTACTATGTTAAGTAGCACACTGAATATCAAAGCCATTATTAGTAATTCAATCATTGTATTTCCTTTCGTTGTGACGGGAGCCGAAGCCCCCGCCGTTATTGTTATTTAGATTCTCTCCAACCCTGTACTCTTTTGCCGTAGTGGGAGTTAGATTTTACAATCTCAAGTACTAAGTTGCCATCATCCGTATATGATGTCTCATATATTTCATAGTAATCATCATCATTGTACTGGGCTAAGGTTCTTATTATGATACGCTTCTCTGTATCAATCTTGGTCCCATTCTCTGCTATGCGTACTATATCATCTATACTATTTGTTTCCATTGTATGTCCTTTCATTGTTATGTTTATTTCTGTCATGATAGATATTAGGGGAGCCAATATTAAGAGTCAAGTAAATAATGCAAATAAATAAAAATAAATAGCGAGGGAGAATATACAATATTTAACGAAGGTTATCAGAAAACCAAATTTTCAACCTTTTTTTGGAATTTCCAATTAGGAATACCCCCGCCGGCTTTTTAAAACACAAAAGGGACACACAAAAACCTGCTATTTTTCAACCAAGTAGCAAATTTAGGGGTTATAACGGTATATAATATAAATTTCGGGGCTTTCAAAAATTTTGCGATTTGTTTTTTAGGAACACCCTCTCCGAGCATCGAACATTATTTTAAATTAAGATTTAATAATTTAAGCATTTATTGAACATCGAACATTAGTGTTTTTTTTCGTCCTTCGGACTGTTAAAGTTAGTCTGTTTGCTTTACTTGAGTCAATATATTTCTTTATTGTTAACCCTTTTTTTGTATTTGTAGCCAAATATAGAATATTGAGTACTAAGAACATTGAGTTATTGACGTGTCGTGCGTTTTTTTAACAAAAATACAAGTTTTATTTGACTTGTGTAGTAGTTTTTATGTAATTTGCATACACAATTAACAATATGGGAGTATTATGAAGAAAAAAACAATGGGATTACATATAGGTGGTCATGATTATAATATATTAGAACTATCATTGGAACATGAGGATAGTAGTAAAGAATTATACGGCAGACATCTAGTAAAAGAGAATTTAATACTTATTAATAAGGATATCCACGATTCAAGAAAGAAAGAGACCTTGATGCATGAGATATTACACGCATTGTTCTATAATTATGGATTAGAGCACGATGAAAGCAAAATAGATGCAATCTCCAATGGATTGTTTCAACTAGGCGTAGCGGACTATTTATGGAAGAAATCACAGAAAAAATAATAAAAGCCAAAGACCAGCGAAATTATGCGTTGGTTCAGAAGCTTCAACAGCAACTGGATGCATTCATAATAAGAAAGCTAGAAGATAAACGAGATATGGAGGATTTTCCAAAACATGGAACAAAAAAAAGAAACAGCTGAAAATACAGTATTACATATAAAAGACAACTTTCCTGAAACAGAACACGAATTTCAAAAGATACTTAATACTATGTATATGACATTTTGTAAAAAACAATTTGACTACGGTCCTGGCAATATTGCTATGGGAACTCAATTAAAATCAGAGGAAGAAGTCAATATAGCCTTATTAGGTATTATAGTAAGGTTGAATGATAAGATAAACCGACTAGTTAACCTATCAACTAAACATAACTTCAAGGCACAGAATGAGCCTATAGAAGACGCGTTTTTAGATACTGCTGTATATGCAGTGATGGCGTTAATAGTTAAAAACCAGAAATGGGGTAAATAATGGCTAAAGCTAAAAAAACAACCGCAAAGAGAACTCGCAAGGTATCTTTTTGGGATAGAGTAGCAAACGGAGTAGAAAAACTATTTTCTTCCGCTTTTCCTAAGAGAGGTAGATAGTGCCAATAAATAGGTGGACAGAACATGAACTTGAAATTTTAGATAAATATTCTAAAACAAACAAGTCTGCATTCGAATTATATCAAATGATTAGAATCCAAGGATATAATAGAACGTATAAAGCAGTGACTAGAAAGATAGAGTCTTTAGGTTTAAGAAAACCTGAAAGATATTCTACTGGACATGATATGACTATTGGTTACCTAGATATTGAATCAACAGGTTTTAGTGCTAATATTGATACAATGTTGTCTTGGTGTATAAAAGGTAGAAGTAATAAGAAGGTAGAAGGTGCTTGGATAACAAGAGAAGAGCTTATGTCCAAAAATCAAGATGCTAGAATATTAGAGCTATTAGTAGATGAAATGAATAAGTATGATGTTATATATACTTACTATGGAACACACTTTGATATTCCGTTTATTAGGACTAGAGCTTTACACCACGGAACATTTTTTCCGTTACACAACCAAAAATCTCATAAAGACTTGTATTATCCTGTAAAATCAAAGTTAAAGCTTCATAGCTCGTCATTAATGGCAGCAACTGAATTCTTTGATATAAAGGGAAAAACAAGGGTTGAGCCTAAATATTGGGCACAAGCTAGATGGGGAGACGAGAAGTCTATAAAAAAGATATATGAACACAATGTGGCTGACGTAGTAATTCTAGAAAAATTACATAGAAGACTAGAAGAATACATCAACCCTACAGTTAACCCGCTATAATAGGAGACGAAATGGCTGAAAAAGAACAAATGATGAAAATCATGCATAATGAAAAAGAATATGAGTTTTTACATTCTGAACTATCAGATGAAGCAAAAGCTCAGTTTTTAAGAGCGAATCAACTTGGAGCAGCTTGCCAACAAGCAGAGCAAGACTTAATGGAGAAACGCTTTCTTTTGAATAACTATATAAACTTCGTTGTTGATGAACTTAACAAAGATGTTGACGACAAAGAAGAAAAATAGTTAAATTATGAAAACAAGAACAGTAAACGGCGACACTAAATACTTATTTGATAACGTAGAAGAGTTTGCAGAATATAACCCTTCCGTCTCTCTTTGTGAAGACTGGAGACATGCTTCTGTAGATGATTGGATTGTGTCAGATGATGGGCAGGTTTGTCAAGTACTGTATGTCGGGATATTAAAAAGACCCGACAGAAAAAAAGAGACTACATTTATTAGAACTATAATAGGTTCTTTTGTTTGTGGTCCAAACGTTACTATGACGGGAGAAATGCGTACTAATATGCATACATTTGCAACAGATGGCAAATCTCCCTCAGTACGTAAGAAAGAAAGAGTAAAAGCAACAGAAAAAGAATTTTTATTTGCTAAGTATGTAGCAAAGGGAGATGATGTTGTAGATGCTTATATGACTGCTTTTCCTAGTAAAAAGAAATCATATGCAGCTTCTCAAGCAAAACTGTTGCTAAAAACCGATAGGGTGAAAAACTTGATTAGAGAAGAAGTAGATAAGCATTTAAACGAAGCAGAGATTACGCCTAAGTATCTTTTAGAAGAAATGAGAAACGTAATAGATAAATCTGAGTCTAGCGATAGAGATAAGATTACAGCACTAACAACATTAATGAAAATATCCGGAATGATGGATACTGAGAAAAAATCAGAATCTGTTACATTATTCCAAGGATTTTCCAAGGAGCAACTAAATGCAATTCAAGAATCCAAATACGAAAAATTGGCTGAAGTTAAAGCAGATATCGAAGAAAAATAGATGTCATATATGTCACTATCATCTTAAAAAGACTGGTGTTTATATATGGGATGCTCGTAAAAAAGATTGTAGCGGTATTAAATGTTTTAACTGTTTAACCATATATTCCCCAAAATTTTTAATTATGGAGATGGGAATACCTAATACAGTAGGGTATTCTTGATGAGGTTGGCTGTATATGGAACGCTTAGAAGAGGGTATCCCGATACTGGTAAAGTAGAAGGATTTAGTTTAGTCTTTCCTGGAACACAATCTTTTCCCGCTATTATTAAAAACGAAAAAGGAAAAGGTGCTGTAGTTGAGTTAGTCGATGTGACTTTAGAAGACCTTAATATGTACGATGAATATGAAGGTGTAGCAAATGGACTATATATAAGAACAACAGCTCCTGTTGAGATGGATAATGGAAAAACAGAAAAAGCTTGGATATATGTAGCAGGTCCACAGCTTTGGGAAAGTTCTAATTCTTTTACAGAAGTACCTGACGGAGATTGGCACTCAATAAAAACATTACAAATGCTAGATAGGGTTTATGAAAAAGAATTCCAAGAAGCCTGAATTATTTAATATAGTTCCACCAGACTTGTCACAAAAAGAACAAGCCTTAGAACTAGCTAGGAAAGACATTATAACCTTTGGTCAAATGTTTTTACCTGAAGATTTTATGAAATCTACTCCAGCTCCTTATCAATACGAGTTAAGCGACTTGTTGTTAGGAGATGAAAAAAGAGCTTGCATTATATTACCTCGTGGTCATGCAAAGTCTACATTAGCAAAAACAGCGTTATTATATCAATTATACTTTGCTCCTCCAGAAAAGAAACAATTTATTGCTTGGGTGTCTGAAGAGCAGTCTCAGGCAATTGACCATATTAAATACATTCAAAACCACATAGATGTTAACCCTGCCTTACAATATTACTTCGGAGATTTAAAAGGTAGTAAATGGACAGAAAAAGAGTTTACTACTGCTAGAGGAGATAGGATTATCGCTAAAGGTACAAGTCAACGTTTACGTGGTCGTTCTCAGTTAGGCTTAAGATATACTAATATTATACTTGATGACTTTGAATCAGAATTAAATACTAAAACACCAGATAGAAGAAGGGAAATTAAAGAATGGGTAATGTCTACGGTAGAGCCCGCATTAGAAAACTCAAAAGAAAACGAAGGGTCAATATGGCTTATTGGTACAATAGTCCACTACGACTCTTTTCTTCAAGGCGTATATGACGGATATCTAGATGCTGAAAAAGAAGGAAGAAAATCTGCTTGGAATGTATTATATAAAAAAGCTATGGTTGATGGAATTCCTTTATGGCCAAACTACTTTACAAAGAAAAAATTAGACGACATTAAGTCAAGGTTCTCAGAAATGGGATTAACTCACAAGTTTGCTCAAGAGTACATGAATGAGGCTAGAGATTTAGAAACTGCTAAATTTAAAATTGATAGAATAAATAGGTATAGAGGACATATAGAAGAAAGAGGAGGATTTAATTATATGATGATTGATGAATCTGCTATTCCTGTAAATGTATATATGGGAGTTGACTTGGCTTATGAAACAAATGCTAAAAGCGATTTTCAAGTTATAGTTACAATTGCAATAGATAGTGATAGAAATATATATTTAGTAGATTATTATAGAGAACACTCTCCTTTATATGATATGCCTAGAGAAATTATAGATATTGCAAGAAAGTATCATCCGGTAAGAAGAGTTAATGTAGAGAAGGTTGGGGCTCAAGGTATTATTAAAGACCATGTTAATAAACTAGCTGGTAGTGATAGAAAATTAGCTCCGGGTTTATCACAAGGAATTAGACCTCCAGGAGGTATCAAAAAAGAAGATAGGCTTGAAGCACTGTTATGTCCTATAGTTAATAGAAGAAAGCTTTTTATAAAAAAAGAACATGATGCTATTGTCGATGAGATGTTTGAATTTCCAAAGGGAAGAAACGACGACCTTCTTGATGGTCTATGGTATGCTGTAACGACAGCAAAGCCTCCAAAGAGTTCTGCTATAGATATTGACAAATTAGGTGAAAGACTAGAAAAAAGAGAAAGTAATTTAGCTAATAGAACTATTAATTGGATAACTGGACAAAAAGTTTAAATATCTCTTGACTAAAGAAGAGATATTTATTTATTTTTTAAGTAAAACTAATTTAGGATTTTATGGCAGAATACGACGAAAATAAAAGTAAACCTCAAATTTCCAGAGAATTATTTAGAAGATGGAGAGACGCTAGGCAGCAATGGGACGCCGAAGCTAGAAATGCGGTAGACTTTACACTTGGGAATCATTTTACAGAAGAAGAATCTACAGCTTTACAATCTGTGGGTCAAGCAGACTTTGTTATAGACAGAGTTTATGCAGCAGTTGACAAATTAAAATCTTTGTTAACAGCTAGACCTGCTAGATTTTCTGCTATTGCTAGAGAAGATTCTGATAATAAGCTTTCTAATATATGGAAAACAATATTAGAGTACGTTTGGGACATATCAAACGGAGACTCTACTTTTAAACAAGTAGTACACGATTACGCTGTCACTGGTTTAGGGTACATGTATGTATATGTAGACCCAGAAGCCGACTATGGAAGAGGTGAAGTAAAATATACTCACGTCGACCCTTTCAGAGTATATGTAGACCCTGCATCAAGAGATAGGTTCTTTAACGATGCATCAGGAATTATATTGTCTACGTTCTTAACAAGACAGCAAGTTTTAGATTTATATCCTCAGTTAGAAGAATCTATTGACGATATAGAGGTTGGAGTTAATTCATTATACGGAGAAGACTATCCTTCTTCAAGCTTAAAGAATTCTCAAAATGTACTTACTCCAGCAGAAGCAAAGAATTTAGATTACAATGTTAATCAAAAATATCAGATATTAGATAGGTTTTATAAATTAAAAGTTCCTTTCTATAGAATATTTAATGCTATAGATGGAAGCGAAAAAATCGTAGACCCTGATGTATATTCTGTTATTATAGAAGATGAACAGACTATAGCTGCAATAGAAAGAGGTGCTATAGAAGTAGAAGAAGTAATGCAAACAAGAATTGCACAATGTAGTACAATTGGAGATGTTTTATTATATGAACGTATTTTAAATACAGATATATATCCAGTTGTTCCCTTTGCAAATATTTGGACTAATACTCCCTATCCAAAGTCGGATGTGAACAAGGTTAAGGACTCTCAAAGGCTTTTAAATAAGTTATTCTCTTTAACCTTGTCGCACGCTCAGTCTGCAGCTGGATTAAAACTTTTAATTCCAGAAGGTAGTGTTGATAGTGTTAGTCAGTTAGAAAAAGATTGGGCAAACCCAAACGCGGTTATAGAATATAATCCAGAGTTTGGTGAGCCTCACTACCCACAACCAGCTCCTTTAACTAGTGAGTTTTACTATTTAATAGATAGGGTAGAGAAATATATAGATTTAAATTTTGGGATACCTGAATTATTACAAGGATTTAAGGACGGGGCTCCTGAATCTGTTAGAGGAACCGCTCTTTTATCAGAGATGGGAGAATCTAGAGGTAAATCTAAATTAAGAGATATTGAGTCAAGTTTATCTATGGTAGGTCAAGTTGTTTATAACTTAGCTAAAGACCATTATAAATTTGCAAAGACTTTTAGAATTGTACAACCAAACAATGATATTACTGAATTTGCAGTTAATATGAGATTGTATGATGATAAGAAGAATGAAATAGCGACCATGAAGAATGATATTCAACTAGGTCAACATGACATTCGCATAATATCAGGTTCAACTTTACCAAGTAACAAGGTGGCAGAATATAATATGTACCTTGATGCTTACAAGTTAGGCCTGGTAGACGATGTTGAGGTTTTGAAAAAAAGCGAAATCTTCGACAAAGAAGGTGTTCTTCAAAGAAAAGGTGCAATGGCACAAATGCAACAGTATATTACACAGCTTGAAAATCAAGTAAAGAAACTGAGTGGCGATTTACAAACATCTGAACGTGAGCAGGTATCTGCTAGAAAACGTACAGAGGTTGAGAAGTTTAAATCTGGGTTAAACGAGATTTCTTCTGCCAGCAAGGTTAAAGAAAAAGAAAAGGTAATGCAGTTAGGCAATTTGGTAGACCGAATGAATCAATCTTTGGAGGAAGATAATAACGAACCTGGTTCCGAGCAATAAAGCTAAATCAGGAGAGGAGAAAAAAACAATGGCAAAAGAACAAGAACAACAACAGGTTGAAAAGCAAGACCCAATAGTAGAATCTGTGGTGGAAGAAAGTCTTTCATTACAAGAGGATATCGTTGAAAATGGTGTAGAAGCATCAGAAGAAGTGAATTGGGAAGTAGAAGCTAAAAAGTTTCAATCAATGTACGACAAAAAAACGGCAGAACATGAGAATCTTAGACAGGAATCAGATGATTTGATTCAATTAAGAGATACTTTAAATTCTAGACCGGAACTAGTAGACGTAATTGAAAAAAATCTTGCTGGAGAATCAGTTGAGGGCAAAAAAACGGAACAAAGTACAACTCCGGAAAGTTTTGACCCTTGGGACGCCTACTACAAGCCTGAATCTGAATCCTACAAATTTAGAGTAGGACAAGAGAAAAAGCTTGTACATGAAACAGTAGATAACGAACTAGCTAAACTACAAAATCAGATGGCGATGAATAATTTAAAATCAGAATTAGTTTCAGAACATAATCTTGGAAAAGAAGATGCAGAAAGGTTTTTACAATTTGCGACTACACCAAAAGCTAACCTTCCAATTGAAACACTTATTAAAGTGTGGAAAGAAAAAGAAGGTAAGTCTAGTGGAGTAAAAACAGAAAATGAAAACTTAGCTGCTGTTCAAAAAGCTAAATCTATTCCTAAACCAGCAGGAGTACTTCAGGGCGGTAAACAACCGGAAAAATCTGAAGGAGACCAGGTTTGGGAAAGAATTATGAAAACCGGAAGAGGCGGTAGGTTAGCTAAATAACAGTTTAGGAGACTAAAATGGCTATAAATAGCGGAATACTAAAAGCTTCCAATGTTACAGCTGCGGCATCAAGTGCCGGTTATGGGCAGGCCCCAGACCAAAGAAAACTGTATGATTTCTCTGATAGAGTTGCGGAATTAACTCCAGAAGAATCACCTTTTTTCACTTACTTGGCGAATGTTTCTAAGGTTGCGACTGATGATAATGTTTTCAGATTTCTTGAAAACAGAACTCAAATCAATCACACCGATAGAAGCTTCTTATTAGCAGCAGATGTAAATGGCGGTTCAGCAGTTGAAAAAAATGTAGTTTACGCTTTCACCGTAGATACAGCAGCAGGAGCTGCAGTAGAATTCCTTACAAAAGGAATGGTTTTTGCAGTAAACTCTTTAGATACAGCAGCAGGATATACTCAAGTCTTAGTAAGAGTTGAATCAGGACCAACAGCAGTTGGCTCAACTTCAACCTTCCAAGGTAGAGTAATCGGATTATCTGATGCGAATACAGCGACTGGTTATAATGTAGTTTCAGACAATGATGTTGCCCAAATTATTGGTACATCATTTGAAGAAGGAACAGCATCACCAGACACTTTTTCAGACACATTAGATGACGGATTTGGTTATACACAAATCTTTAAAACAGCTTGTGAACTAACAAACACAGCAATCGCAACACGTCACCGTGGATATGCGAATGAGTTTGATAGAATATGGGCTCAGAAATTACGCGAGCATAAAATTGACATCGAAAGAGCTATGCTTTTCGGTCAAAAAGCTCGTTACCAAGGCGTTCAGTATACTGAAGGTTTGGTAGGAAATATCTTAAAAAATGTTGCACCAGTAGCAGACGACTCTGCATTATCTTATTCTTCAGGAAAAGGATATTACAGAAGTACAACTACAGCTGAGTTAACATATGATAGATTACTATCAGACATGGAAGTTATATTTGACCCAGCAAGAGGCGGAGCAAGTGAAAAACTTGTTATGGCTTCTTTGCCGGTAATTTCATTTTTTAACAAAATGGGCGACGGTGCGTTTATTGATGCATCAGTTGGTCACGCAAATGGTCCTTACAGAGTAAACATGGATAACGTAGAAGGTTCATTCGGACACAAGTTAATGGAAATTAACACTGTGCACGGAAGTATGTTCTTAGTTAAACAACCACTCTTTAGAGGAATGGCAAGCGGAATGATGCTTATGGCTGACATGAGTCAGTTAGCATACAGACCGTTAGTAGGTAATGGTTTAAATCGTGATACTCAAATCATGACAAATGTACAAAGTGCAGATGAAGACTTGAGAAAAGACATGATTCTTACAGAAGCAGGTCTTGAAATTACATTACCAGAATCTCACGCTCTATATAACGTGGAGGGACTGTAAGATGAAATCAGACTACTTAAACAGCAATAGTGGTGTTAGCAACCTTGACCTTAAAATTGTTAAGGTTAACGCAGATTGTGCTTTAACTGATGCACATAGTGGTTCTTACATCTTAGTAAACCCTACAGCAACAACAGAAATTGACCTACCAGCTTTAGCTAGTGTGGCAATTGGATGGCATTGCTCAATCATTTTAACAGAAGATACAGACGGTAGTGATACTGGAATGAATCAAAAAGTCAACATTGACTTTGGCTCAGGAAATGATGTCGTTGGTCTTATAGGTGATACTGGAGACGGTACTGCTGGAGATATGGCTGTTAATAACGATGACTTTATTGCTTGTTCTGCAAGCGCAAGTCCTGGAGATATGTTTGATATCTTTACAGATGGCGAAAGATGG